TTGATCCGCTGTAAGCATTCCGGTAACGTCGCTTGCATTACGATAACTTCCGCCCGCAATTCATCGGCAACCGCCTTCATTTCCCGCGCGTCCGCAATAGTGGTTACAACAAACGCGCGTTCCCATTTCCCGCGCCGCTCCGCTATGATCTGATAAAGAAGTTCCCGAACCTCCAGCGCAACAGACAATACGGGCTTTCGGTCTGTATGCACGTTTCCCGCTTCGCCCGCTAATGCAGCGCAAATATAATCAAGGTCAACGACAAGATCGCATTCCCCTTTATGCTCCGCTACATAGGTTGTTTTCCCGCTCGCCGGACTGCCGCATATAAGAAACACATTCGCTTGCTTTATCAAGTTGCCCTCTTCATCGAAGGCAACCCCGTTCCGCCTTGCTTCACCGCCGCGCTTCTTCAAATCCTGCGCGTGTTCCTGTGCATGGCACTTTTCGCATACTGCTTTCAGATTATCCCAATTCAGCGTTATTTCCGGATTGTTCACGTTCCACGGCTTTATGTAGGTAATATGGTGGACTACGGAAGCCGCCCCGCCACAATCTTCGCAAATATAATGCTTACTCTGTAAATAAGCTTCGCGCGTCCTGCGCCATGCTGGACTGTCATAGAACGCCCTCGCGTAGTCCTTCGCCATATCTTAACCCCTTTCCGCTTTCAGTTGAAGCGTCTTTAACAGGCTGTCTATTGTCCGCTGTATCTTTTCAGCGTCCACCCGCTCCGCGTTATACCAAAGGATCAACAGGAATTTTCCCGCCGTATCCGCTAACGGCTCTTGCGCTTGCTGTTCTGCCGTTACCCCTGTGCAAAGTTCGATATAATCCGGAATGGCGTTTAACAAGCCCGTTATAATATCGTCGTTGTCCGTGCCGTCCAGCCGCAAAGCTTCCCTTGCGTCCTCTAAACTAAGCATTGCACCCGCTCCCCGTTACGCCGTCGCGCGTGTCAGCTTTACGAACGCTTCTTCTACAATGGGCTTGCAATCGGCAACCGCCATTGCGCGGTAATCAATAAGCCCTTTCTTGAAGCTGCTTTCGCGGGAAGCTTCGATCGTGATACCCTCGGGCATATTGTAGCCCATGTAATTGAAGTTGCCGAAAATGATTGTTTCAGCCGGAAGGTAATCATCTACCACAACGGGGAAGCCCAAAATTTTGCCGATTGTTTCAGCCTTCGGATCAGCAATGAAGATCGGGCGCTTGTTCGCGTCTACAAGTCCATAGAACAGGCTGTAAAGCGTCGCGTTATTCATAGCCCAGCAAGCGCCGTTAGCATACCCGCGCTTCAATGCGGCGACAACCTTTACAACATCGGCATAAGCAAGCCCGTCCGTCTTGCTGAAAGTGAAAGCGTTGGTGTTTTCCTTCCACGAAATACCTTTCAGAACGCCCTTGCCCTCCGAAGTACCCGTGCCGTTTACAAGGGCGTTCGCGATACAAGCCATTACGCAATTAGAAAGCTCTTCCACAAGATAGCTTTCAAATGCCGCAATGCTCATTGCCTGTACCTTCACGCTGATAGAAAGCACCTTCATAATTTCGTACCCGTCAAAAGTGATGGTTGCGACGGAAGGTGCAACGCTGTCAACCGCCGCGCCCTCGGTATGCCAGCTTGCGGCGGTCAAAGGCGTTCCCACGGGAATAGCGATTTTCGACGGTGCGTTGAAGCTTCTGCAAACGCTCATAATTCCGCCCATATCACGGGCTTTGCTGATAACCTCGTTAAGCGTCTGCGTAGGAAGAACCGCCGCCGCGCTTGTTCCGGTTGCGAAAGCGTCCGCCCGCTGCTCGCTCATAGCGCGGTTAAAAGCCGCTTCCTCAAAGCTGTTCAGCTTGCGCCCCAGCAGCTTTTTCATAAAGGCGCTTCGGTATTCTGCGCTGTTAAGCACGTCGCCTTCGGTAGCGTCATAGCTTGCGCGGCGCTCAAAGGTCATACCCGCTCCGGAAATTGGATTGAAGCCGCTGCCGCCTGTCTGCCCGCCGTTTCCGGCGCTGCGCTGCTTGATGTTCTCTTTCGCCTGTGCCAGCCCGTCAAGTTCGATGTTCAGCGCGTCCACGTCTGCGCCCGCGTCGGTTGAAATGGTGTTTTTGATCTCCGCCGCCCTGCGCTCGATTTCCTCCAGCGTAGAAGTGCGGTAGTGGTTGAAAGCTTCTGCAATGGTTTTGAATTTCATTGTTATTTTCCTCCCCGTTTAATGGTGATAATGGCGTTTGCCGTATCGGTGATCTGTTTTGCGAAAGCAAGATATTCACTTCTTGCCGATTTCGGGTTGCTGCTGCCGTCATAGCCGGAAGCGATCTTCTCTTGTTCCCGCTCCAAAATTTCTAATTGAGCATATAGCCGATCTGTAAGGGAACGGCGGCGCTTTTTTTCCGGTTCCTGCTTCGGCGCTTCGTTTTCCTGCGCCGCTTCGGTGTTCATTTTCTCTTCGTCCATCGTGTTAAACCTCTTTCATCAAGATTTTGTTTGCCTTAATAATCGCCGCTGCCTTCTTCTGCTCGGAAGCCGCCGCGCTGAAAGCGGATCGCGCTTCAACGCTTGTTTGCGGGTAAGCGGGGAAGGGAACGACGCTGATTTCATACACTTTTTCGATCGTGAAAATCGTTCGCGTATTGGTCGCCGCGTCGTAACTGTCGCCGCCTTCCGGTACTTTGAAGGCGAATGACATTCCGGAAAGGTCGCCGCGCTGTACTGCCGTATAGACGCTTCGCGCTTCCTCGGTGTCGGGTAATTCTGCAACCATCTTCAACCCTGCCGGATCAATCGTAAGTTGCATTGTCTTTGGTGTCCTTGCAAGCGGCACTTTGTTCAAGTCGTGATTGTAGAACAACCGCGCGTCGGATAAATCCGCATGATCCAGCGCGCCCGCTCGGATAATTTCGATATACGATCCTGCCGGATCGCCTATCTTGGTAGGCTGATCGTAAACGATCGGTCTGCCCTCTAATCTAAGGGCTTTTGAAGCGTCTGCCGCCGCTGCCGCCCTTATTTCGCATACTCTAATTTCTTTCATTCCCGCTGTCCTCCGTTTCCGTGATATGTTCGCTTGCGATAATGGTTAAGTCAAGCCATTCTTTGAACAGCGCGTAAAGCTGTATGGGGATAAAGCCGTTTTGCTCCGGATCAAATACCGCCATTGTGCCAGCCGGTATGTAATCTTCTTCCGGCGTTTCCGGTATCCCGCTTATATCCCGACGCATAAAACCCGCTATTCCGGAAAGGTCGCCCGCTTTTGCATACAGCGGAATAAACGGGAATTCGTCTGTTTTGTTGTCCTTCGTCCCCATAAGCATTACTTGTATATAGCGGTCATTCATTGTCTGCCGCCCCCTTTCCCTCTCCGGAAGCCGCCGAAAGCACGGCGGGCGCTTTCGCCCTTGCAAGCTGGTATTCCTCCGCTTTGTCTGCGTCTACGTAATTAAGCGACTGTATGCGCCTGTCGCCGTTTTCGACGCTCGGAAGATTGAGAATTTCCAAAGCTTGGTTTACCGTAAGTAAGCCCATCGGCATAAATTCGCGGATAATATTTACCTTCGTTGCGTTGCTGGTGAATTGCAGCCGCCCGCTTTCAAACATAATGGAGTTGCCGAAGGCGCGTTCCCTGTCGTTGAACAGCTTGCGGGTAAATTCAAGGCTTAATTGCAGGGAAAGCGGTTCTATGGTGCTTTCGTAAAACGCCGCCCATTGATCTTCATTGTAGCTGCTGTTTACGATCGCTTCCGATACGCCTAAATAGTTGTAAATCTTATCCTTCACCGCTTGCATTTGCTTTTCGTCTATGGAATAGGGCTTATTGTCAAGCGGGATATATTCCGAACCGCTATCAATCGCCGCCACGCCGCCGTTGTTCGTAACGTCAAGATAGTCTTTTACGAAGTTATCTTTGATCTGCTTTAACATTTCCGGACTTGCTATCTGCGTCCGACGCAAAATACCGCGAAGGCTTGCGCCGCTCTTGATCGCGGATATGATACCTTCGTTCTGCGTATGCGCTAACTGCAAAGCAGGGGAAAGCGCGTCGTTCGGATCGCCTAAAATATCGTTGCCGTTGAAATTGCGGCGAAGGTGGATTATCTCGGAATAGGGCAAAAGCGTTTCTTTCCCGCCCGAAAAAATGAAGCGTACATAGAGAACGCCGCCCGCGTCGCTCATAAATTCAGCGTGAACAGGGTTAAGCGGGAATACGGCGGCAAGCTGCCCGCGTTCGTCCCGCTGCATATATGCAAAAGCGTTGTTATACAGGTAATAGTGGGTAATCAGCTTATAAAGCATATCAAACGCGCTCATATACGGGTTAGGCTCAATCTGCAAAATGCGGTTTATCCTGCAATCGCCTTCCACCCGCTCATGGTTGCGGTATTTGATAATGTGCGATCCCTTCATTTTCGCCGCGTTGCGGGCGATCGCGTCAACAGCGCTCCGGTAAATATCGTTGCTGTAAGCGTCCCCGCTCCACGCCGCAAACGAATTCCCGCCGCCGATAATCTCCGCGCGGGCAATACTGCTTTCCGGCGGCTTTGCCTTCCCGAAAATCCGTTGAAAAATGCTTATTCTTCCCATTCTCCCGCGCCCCCTCCTGCTTTCGACATTTCTTCTTCAAACACTTCCCGCATACGCTGTATCGCCTTGCTTCCGCCGCGTTCATCGGCAAGGGTTTTCCACGGACGCGCTGGGTGCTTTGAATTCCCCAATTCGTACACATACGCTTTTATCGCGTTCGGTACGCCGTGCCTGTCGTATCCGGTAGGCGAAACGGTAACATACTTTGCGCCGCCCGCCTTTTTGATTTTGCCGGATTTAATAGACTTGATAAGATCGCCGGTATCCTTGATCTTGTATTCCTTCAAGGCGGCTTTCATTTCCTCGCGCATAACCTTTGCACCGGCATATAACATATGGTTTACCGTGCCTTCAACCTTCGCCCCGCGTTCTTTCAACTGATCGCGGATCACGTCCAGCCCCGTTACTTTGAATTGCGCCATACAGCCGCCCCCTTTCCTGTTCTTCCTGCTCGTTCCTCCGTTCAATCTCACAATCGCAAGTTTCCGAAGGATCAAGGTTGCTCCCGCAATGCGGGCAAGTCCTGTAATACACTTCCGTTTTCTCCCTTCACGTTTAATAATGCCCGCTGCTTTCTCCC